GTTTCCCAGTCACGATCAATTGGGATTGGACTTCCTGTCCGACACCCCAATTGATTTCTCCTCTCATCTGACTCGTCAGTACGGTGAACGGCTCCTCGAGGATCTGGATGATGTCATTGCCACTGGCAACGGCACCACTCAGCCGGAAGGTGTCATGAGCAAATCTGGGACCACAACGGTTACCTGGAGCGGTGCGACTAGCATCAGCAACTATGAATCCTTGCGATTCTCGGTTGCGAAGCCTGAGCTCCGTGGCCCGACTGGTCGGACTGCTGTGTTCTGTGGAACTGAGACGAGCTATCAACGCTGCCGGGCAATTCCCGTTGGCGGCTCTGATGCACGTCGACTGTTCGGTCAGGATCACTTTGGTCCTGGTGCTGGCGGTTATTCGTTCGGGGGGGCCTCCTTCCGGATCAATGAGAGCCTCACCAACCAGCAGATCTTCTACGCGGTCCTCGGTCGATATCGTATGTATCGACGAAAGGGCTTTTCGATGCGAACGTCGACTGAGGGGGATACCCTCATTCGTCGGAACGAGATGTTGATCGTGGCGATGGCTCGCTACGGTGGACAGCTCGAACGAGGGGCTTGTGCTGGAGTCGTCACTGACGCTCCTTCCTGATCGTCCCTAATGTGAGGAACGGTGCTTGGACTCCCGCCGCCCTCACTTCCACCTCCCCAGCCGTCTGGTTTTCCGTCCTTACCAGCGGCTGGGGATTCTTTCATATTCAAAGGACGGGCAATAGGACGGAAAAATCATGGCAGATCAAGAGACTAAAAAGGACGATGCGGCTGTAAAGGACGATGATTTCACCCCACGAAGCGGCAGCAGAAAGAAAACCGTTTCTGTGCTTCCTTTCGCTGTGGAGGTCGATTTGCCAAGGAATGGGCATCTGCTCATCCAGTCGATCCCAGGCCGCCCCAGGCTTCGCAGTAAATTTGATCCAGCTAAGCCCGTGCGAAAGGGTGGAGAGGGACCTGATGCGGATGATCCGGTGGTGCCGAAGGATCAGGTCAGTATGTGGGGATCACATCCGCGGACGCCTGGAGAAGTGGTCTACGTCGATCCTGCTTCATGTGCCTACAGGATTATCGATCCTGTTCATGGTGACGATGCCATGTGCGAACGAGTCAAACGGTGGCGTGAAGAGAATTCCGGCTACGTTGGATCAACCGAGGTCAAAGGTCGTGAGCCTCGAGAAGGCACACTCGACATTCATAGCATGAAGACCTTGTGTCGAGAGCTTTACAAAGTCATCTCCAAGGGATCAGGCAAGATCATTAAAGGGCCTGAGTTCTCGATGGAAGATGTGGATGAGTTGCCAGGAAAATATCTCCTCAACCCCAATCTGGAGACGACGACCAGTCAACCCCGATTCGAGGAAGATCTCGATGAGTGGGTGGACAGTCTGAATCGAATGGGAGTCTGATGGCAAACGCCCCACGACTCAATGCCGATTACAAAATTGAATGGTTCGCTGGACAAGTGAACAAGAAAATCGGCATGACGATGGAGAGTCGTGTTCGAATCGCTGCTGAAATTGTCAAGACGGCAATGGTCAAAAACATCAGTCGCCCTGTCACTAAGGTGGGAGGGCGTGTTTTTGACAGATCAAAGCCAGGTGAATTTCCCAAGGCTGAGACGGCTCAACTGATGAGGACCATCTTCGTGTCTCACAGCACATCTGGGGGAACGACGCAAGCCCACATTGGCACTCCTCTCGATTACGGTCTCAAATTGGAGACTCAAATGAATCGATCGTTCTTGAGGAGAACTCTTCAAGAACAACTTCCTCGGATCAAATCCATTCTGACAAAGCCGATTACTTGAGATGCCTAGTCGTGGTCCGATCTATGATCTACATCGATTTATATCAGGGACGTGGGATCAGCATCTTGACGCTTTCCTCGTCAATATGAGACGAGGGAACGTCCCTGATTTGTATGTCGAATTCCCAACCCTCTTCCACAACAATCCTCTTCCATGCCATGCTCCTTATGTCCTCTGGCATCATGCTCTGGCTCGTTCTGTGAGCAGTATGAGTCAACGAGATGTGGGAATGCCAGGAGACAATAGTGGATCGTTTCTTCATCAAATCTGGCACGTGCCAGTTTGGTTCGAAGTCTGGGCATTGAAGTTGAATTGGTTTGGAGCACCAAGATCCCCACAAGAAGTCGCGTCACGAGTTATGGAGGAGATCTGCCGAGTTTTTGGCGGTCATCCTGATCATGAGCCAGAAGAGTTGAAATTCGTCCCCGATGCTTCCTCCGCTCTTGTTGATATCATTTTTGAAGGGGACAAAGGATATCACCCGGAGTCAGAGGGCTTCACTGCAACATCGATGTATTATTGGCGGATTGATTATACATTCGTCCTCGACGTCGACACCTACTGGCACCAGTTAGATGCCTAGCGAGACCTTCTCAACTCCCGGAAATAATACATTCACTGTTCCTGATAATATCACTGAGATCATTGTCGAGTGTTGGGGATCAGGTGGTGCAGGTGGTGGATTTCATCAGCCCGATGGTGTACCGGGTTATTGGGGAGGAGGAGGAGGAGGTGGATCGTATGCGAAAGCCACTTTGAATGTCTCTCCAGGACAGCAGATTACAGTCAATGTTGGGAAAGAAGATGTTGGTGGGTCGACACGAGACACAGAGGATGAATATGCTTCTTGGGTTGGTAGTCCTTTCTCCATCAAGGCTGCGGGAGGGTCACGAGGAGGAGGTCCACTCGTAAGCGGAAAGCCGCGAGGTGGACTCGGAGGCGTTCCCAGTGGTTTTCTGCTAATCGATGGTAATCCGGGAGGCAAAGGAGGGGATGGAGCCGCTATTGCTGCCGACATAGATTTCGGTGGAGGGGGCGGAGGTGCTGGAGGACTTGGTGGAGCGGGAGGAGATGGCAAGAATGCCAGTTACGATGACAACATTCAACACTACCGATTGAAAGCTGGTGGAATCGGTGTTGGTGATTTCATTGAGCAAGAATACGGCAATGGGGGAGTTCCTGCTCCTAACATTTCCGGCATTGAATCTCTCCCTCATTTCGGTGATGGTTTCCCTGTCGGTGGTGGTGGTGCTGGTTTCATTTATTCAACCACGTTCGAAGGTGGGAATGGAGCGTCTGGACGAGTCAGAATTTCTTGGGGGACGCTTCTTGAAATTGCTCAGGTTGTACCAGCATTCACAACAGAGGGATATGAGGGCATCGGGTCGGCTGGTGTCTTTCAAGAGATCTCGAGAATCTGGTATTTGCACGTTCATAATGAGTTTCGGAAGTTTTACTCCGAGCCATTTCAACAACACCCATCACTCTACCCAGGTGAATCCACCGACATCCCTGGCCCTCGGCCATTCTGCTTGATCGAGATTGGTGATGTTGTTCTTGAGAGGATGAGCTACAGTGATACGAAAGTGACTGAGGTTCGTCGACAGATTTTCACCTTTGACATCCTTTTCATGAGAAAGGACGCGATTCTTGATGAACCAGAATCAGATGAAGATGAAGTCACTTCTGCTCAATCCAGTTCATCAGAATCTTCGAGTTCCAGCTCTTTCCTGGTTCAATATGGATCGACAAAAGAAAATGTTATCAGACTCGCGGACATCATTCGACAGGTCTATGGTGGTCATCATCTGGTGAAGCCAAAACGTCTAGATTTTAGAAAGGCGAATCACGTACAAACACGGCTACTAGGTGAGGAGGCCTACATCCCCCTCGATGAAGAGAACAACCCTGCCGTTTTCAGCTTCGGCTACAAATTGACATACGAGTTCTGGTACGAGCAGACTTCGACACCCCTGCAATAGGCAATCGAGATGCCCCGTTCACTGCAGAATCCGACTTATCGGGCTTCCATCACGGCGACAGTGAAAAACACGCTGTCGACGAATGCCACAAAATCCTCATCGGGGCAGGTGGCTCACTCCATTGAGAACAAGATGACGTCCGGCGTCTCATTGGATCAAGCCAATCGAGCATGGGAATTTGAAGGCACAATCAACAGTGGAGCTACGCTCACCCTCGACGTTTATGATCTTGTTGGTTTCAATCTCGGTGCTGGTGGTGGTAATGACATCCTTGGGTTGGATATGCAGCTCGAGGAAATCGTGGCCGTCATCTTCGAGAATACCAATGCTGATGGTGAATCTGGACAGCTCGAAGTCAAACCCAGCTCTTCCAATGGTTGGGATCCGATCGGCATCCACACGGTGGCCCTCGGCGGTGCTCTGAGGGCTGGTGGATTCCTGATGAAAGCCCAACCGGCTGAACAAGGATTCGATGTTACTGACGCTTCCAGTCACCGAGTGGACATGATCGCCAATGGGGCGAATGTCTCGTACAAGGTTTCTCTTCTCGCTCGTCACGATGACAACGAGAGCAGCAGTTCGAGCTCCAGCAGTTCGAGCTCCAGCAGTTCGAGCTCCAGCAGTTCGAGCAGCTCATCCTAATCCCAGAATCTCCCAGAAGAGTGAATCATGGCCGCTGAAACCGCCCTCACTGGACGAAATGGAAAGTTCGTCGTCGGAACGACCTTGGTTGCCCGGACGACATCATGGTCCGTTAATCCTACACTCGATACATCCAGCGAGTGGGGGGATTCTGACACCGCAGGATATACGGCTCGTGTTGCGGGACGAAGAGGGGCCACCTTCGACGCTGAGGGAAAGTATGACACGGACAATGAGGTCTGGGATCTGTTTCAGCCCGGAGATACGTTGATTACTGTTCTGTGGGTCAACAATGTGAGTCTGTATTGGGACTTTCCTCTCGCCCTCTGGATCGTGACTGGGAAAC